TTAGCTGCATAACCTGCGTTTGCAAGCGCTCTGCCGATCGCTGAAGTCTCAGCATTCTCCAATGCAGAAGTTGAATTGACACCCCGATCAGACACGCTCTCACTAGCAAGCCCAGTCGCCCACGGCTGTGCATCGGCTTCTGTCTTAAATAGTTGAGCACTAATAATGTATCTAGTGTCTGTGGCCTGCTCGATCTTTGTAGATATTCTTCCATCTGGATAATCCTTCCAAAACTTTTCTAGTCGGCTCTCGACTGTTTCGTAATCTGCTAAATTAAATGCCATCTTTCCACACTCCATCCTCATCTTGCATGGCTTCAGTTATTGTTTTTGCAATAGCGATGTATCCAAGCGCATCGGTGTAATTGTCAGCCACTCCTGGATCCTCAGCTTGCCTGCTGATCTTGACCAGACACATAAGAATTGCCACCTCGTTTGGTTGAATTGGATAGCCCAGGTAAGCCGACCACAGTTCTGCGATCCTTTTATGATTTCCGATCGGGTGGCCATAATTAGCACCTCTATTATGTAAAACCTCAATGACGTTGGCAAAGAGTTGCTCAGTTCTTGTCATAGTCAAACACCTCATCGGTTTTAACTTTGTTTTCAATCATACGGCGATGCATATTCCAACCATCACGGCGACCTAAGTAGTAATAACGTGCTTCTGCATTTTCTTTATTAACGTGTATATACCAGCCCACCAATATTGCAGCTAGGAATGCGTAACACACTGCATAAAATAAATCTACAGTAATCATATAGCCCTATCTATGCTCACATACTTTGTGGCATAGCAATAGTGTTGCACCTGTGTATGACTTTGTGGATTATTTAGGGCGTAGTTTGTATAACGATTAGGTAACGATGTTACCCGTAATACCTGCCCAATGCTGTAAATGAGCCATCCCTAGGATCAATTGGCACCAACGTGGGTGTTACTGTCTTTCCTACCACCTCTAACAGTACCACGCCATTCTGCCAATTTGCGCTAGAATGCTTCAAATAAGAGGCTTTTTTTCTATCCATAAGATTACCTACCTCTATGCCATGTAAAGCCCTGTATCGGCTTCCTACGGCCTCTGAGATACTACTCATGCCCAGCCTATGGGTGTGTCCAATAATGGTTGAAACGCCCCATTTTTTACTAAGGTTAATCGCTGTAATGCCCGCATGTTGGCTAATATTGCCTTCATCGCCATGCGCCATGAACCAATTTGTGCCAGGTATTTGATAAGGCTCTTTACTGTAGGTCATGCCCATTTCAGCAAACCCCATAAATTTAGGGTATTGCAGCTCTGGCAAACTGATTAAGCCAGGTACTTTTAATAAAGTGTTATATAAGCGATCAGTATGATTACTGCGCTGAATAATACATTGGCTGCTGTACTCGCTGAGATCCCAAAGTATCTCCTTAGTAAGTTCACGATCAGCGTGAATAGTTTGTTCGTAAGCCAAAGGTGTGTTTTCACTCCATCGACTAATGGTCTGAAAATCAATCTCATCCCCGACCACCAATACACTATCAAACTTCTCCCTACGTGCTAATTTAATTACATTCTTTACAGCTGCCACATGATGAAATGGCACCTGCAAATCTGAGATAACGAGGTATCTGGATGGCTTAATCTTCATCCTCTTCAAAGTCATCAAGTGGATTTGTCATGGGATCTTTGGTGTCAATGATCCAGTCTGGATAACTTGACCTATCCATCGCAAACGCTAAAGCTGTGCCTTCATCCATTCCAGATTTACGGCAGGCCATATAGACCTCATTAGCAGCTATTGCCCAGAAATCTAGCTTTGTAAGTACAGGCTCTTTAGTAGTCCTACGCCTACGTGCTATTTTCTTTTTAGGTTTGCGTTTAGTTGCCATCTTAAAATTATGACTTACTAATTAAAATAAAGAGATCATCGACACGCTTTTCTAGTCTTGTTAATTGATCCTTCATGCTAGCGCCACCATTAGGTCGCAACTCGTTCAACCAGTTTTTAACTAGAAAACGTAATCCTATTAGCCCGCCTGATAGCACGGCCATAACGCCAGCGCCAAAGCCAGCCCATTCTGTAGGTGTCATGCTTCATTAGCACCGATGCCATAAGCACTGTCGGATTTATCTAGAGCCCTAGCTGCTGGACCTGCTAAAGCTGCAACAATTACAGACACAGCAGGATCTAAACCTAATTCATTACTTGCTAAAAATGTTAATAGCGATACAAGCACACCTCTAAAGTATGATTTAAGTATTGCTTTTTGCTTCTTGCTTATTTTCATATCTTGCCCCCTATTAGTGGTATGTCGAACGCTGTGCCATTTAGATCACCTAGTGTTGTAAAGCTGATATGTATGTGCTTCTTGTGCGGATTAATGCCTTTGTAATTACGCCATTTCCAATTCAATATCTTCGAGCATATTCGCCTGTTAAAGATGACGTATGATATGCGTGGATCCGACTTGGCTGCGATTCTGATTTGGTCAGCCAGATAAGGTGCAAGCCCATCGGATGGCTCCAGCCCAGAATCAATATCAATTGCTCGTACATATCCGAACTTGTCTGGATTATGATCTGATTTTCTGGCGGAGTGACGGCTATCGCCCACCCACCCATCACTGGCAGTACGCCTATCTGGAAACCACGTATCAATTTGATCTCTTAACTGAACCCCAGCTGCACATAGTTTAGGTTTCAATGTGAGGCACTATCCAGCGACAAGTATTTTCATCAAAACCTATTGCATTATCAGGCCTTGGAGCTATAAATGCGTCTTTAACTTCATCATAAGTATAACCAACACCAGCATAATTAAATCTGATCTTGCCATTAAATGAAGTGCGTTTACATACTTGACCTCTAAAATTTCCATACCAAGTTTCAGGATCTAAACCTTCGATCAATTCTGTTTCATCAATACCAGTAATAACTTCTGTAACAATTCCATCTGTAATAAATGCGTAGTGTGCCATTATGCCCAGCTCACATTTCCAGTACCCGCGGTTATAGTAGCTCTCTTAAATCCACCGCTTGCAACACTCTCTGTACCAGTTAATCCTGCCCCAATAGTTATAGTTTTAGTGTCTACATATCTTAAAATTACAACACCTGAACCACCATTAGCACCATTAGCACTATTACCACCACCTGCGCCGCCACCGCCGCCTAAATTTACAGTTCCAGCAGTACCAGCAACACCACCTGCACCACCTGCGCCGCCACCACCTGCACCACCTGCACCACCTGCATATAAATTCTGCATACCACCGCCACCGCCACCTGCATAAGTAACAGATGAACCAGTTATATCCGTTGCTCTACCATCTCCTCCATTACCAGCAGGGTCAGAAGTACCACCTGTTACATTTTGACCTGCCGCACTTGCGCCACCACCGCCTGCGCCTCTATTGGGTGAGGCATTTGTAGTACCACTTCCACCTGCAAAACCTTGATTGGCTGGAGATGCCGCTCCTCCTGTTGCCGAACTACTACCATCACTATAAGAACCACCACCGCCGCCTGAACCACCACTAGCGGCACTATTAGTAGCAGGTTGTTGCCCAACACCACCACCAGTACTAGTAATTGTTGTAAATACAGAGTTATTACCATTTGTACCACCTGAACCAGTGCTACCAGTTCCGCCACCGCCAATAGTTACTGTGTAATTTGTAGATAAATCTAGAGTTAAGGCAGTTTCTAAACTACCGCTACCACCTGTGCCTGTAACTGTGCAACGCATACCACCAGCACCACCGCCGCCGCCATGATTACTGCCACCGCCACCGCCGCCTGCAATAACAAGGTAATCGACAGTTAATGTTGTAATTACTAATGGTACGCCAATTTGTGCTGCGATTATATTTAACATTTACGCAATAGCCCCAACAATATACCAAGCATTAGCAGCGGTCTTAATGCAAGCTGCAGATTTGTATTGTGCAAGGGTTGGTGATGCCGCTGTAGCCCCAGCACTTAATACTGTTGTAGTACCAGGTGTTACTCCACTAATTGTGCAAGTGCCTGCACCGATATTTAATACTGTAATGACTGTACCTACTGCAAAATTATAGGTAGCATCTGTTGGCAACTTAAATGCAATAGCCGTTGCTTTATTCATCTGCACTAATTGTTGATATTCATCACCACTAGCAGCTGTGTAATCGGCTGTCTTAGCAGTTTGTACTGTGAAGGCTGGTAGCCCATTCCACATTGTGCTGGTAACTACGTCACCAGTCGTGCCTGGCCAGGTTGGCATAATTTCTCCTTAGTAACTTAATACATCTTCATCTAGAGCGCTGTACCCTAGTATAAACCCATCTATGACAGGTTCTAGCGTTGTAAACACTGTCCTAAAGGAATTAGGTGTAATCGTGTTTGCCACGCCAAAGATTTGCAGGGTTTTCTCTAGTTGAGACCCACCTGGCTGGGTTGTAATAACTGTGATTGGATCAAAAAAATCTAGGTCAAGGGCAGCAAGTATGCCTGCATCATAATTAGCAGTGTATAGATCCAGTTCGATGGCATCGCATCGGATGGTTGTCTCAGCTCTAGATGCCACATAAGCCCTGGCATAATCTAGGGCTACCGCATCGGTCTGCATCAGAAGATCCTGCAGGTTATATGAATGGATAAAGTATTTGTCAATAGATGGCTGATTGATTGCTGTCTGTGGTGAGCCACCTGCACGGCTAATCTGGGCTGAATTAAAGATCAAGTTGTCATCTAGTTTCCACATAGCATTGGCATAAGAGATACCAGTGCCATCATCGGTAAAAAGTGTGGGTGTTGCAGCTATTGATTCAGTGGCAGTCAAGCGATCTTTAAATACAAACGAGCCATCAAAATCAACATATATAGATCCGTACTCTGAATCGGCCACAGTCTGCATAGCACCTAGCGATGTGCGTGCCGTGCCTGGATCTGCCTGTAATGTAGTTTGACCTGCATCTATTTGACGCATTGTGGCTGGCCAAGCAATTTGATCTAATATCTCATTGATACGTGTGCCTGATAAGTCGCCAGCACTAGCACCTGCCACTGTAGATATTTGTGCATTCTGGGCAAGTCTCATTGCATCTACAGCTTGTATGGTTGTGTAGGCAACTTCTGTTGCATCTTTAGGTTGAGTGTTTACATAAGATGTAATAAAGCCTGAGAAAATTGGATAAGTAGTGCCAGAGTAGTTAGCAGTTATCTGCACCTTTTTCATGGGTGTTAGTAGGCCGTAATAAGGCCCTGCAGGGTTAGTAGGATTAAAGTCGCCATTCTGATCTACGATGCGTAATGTAAGTTGTCCAGTCTGGAATGTATCGGTTAATGGACTACGGCCTGTGCTGGTTTGCACATAATTAACTCGGTTTGATACATCAACAATTACAGCTACAGAATCAGCCAATACGTTTGTGCCTAGTATGCCAATATCCAACTGCATGGCTTGGGCCGTGCTAGGCCCAGTGCTGAAGTTAATTATTGCATTAATTGTTGGTACGGCCATTAGGTGCCACCAGATAGACCGCCTGCAGGTGTAGTGCCACGGCCCATCTTATTTATTCTTAATATAGTGTCTGTAATTGTGTCGGTTAAACTTTGCTCGGTTAATACCGATCCAGCCACGTTTACAACTACATCGCCACGCTCGCCTGCTCGGTATGCTTGATAGTCTGCAGCCATAGTCATAGATGGTGTTGGTATGTATCCGCCACCACCGCCACTGGCGGGAACATTACTCATCGATGCTGTGTCTCCACGCTCACCAGCTCGATAGGTTGCCCAATCGGTAAAATATAAAGCTGCGTTAGCTGCTTGATTCATAGATTTAGCCAGTTGATTTGTTTGAAAAGTCAATTCTGTATCTGCTAAATACTGTTGAGCCTTAGCTGCGTTGCCATCTAGTATGGCTAACTTCTCGGCAATACGTAATCGGGTTTCTTCATCGGTTGCCTGATTTAGTGCCAACATTAAGCCTATGCGCTCTACATCATATTTTTTCTTTAAATCTTCTAAAGCGTTTTTT